AGAAACCCCGCAGCCTTGCGGGAGCTTGTCATTCAATCACTGGTTAAAGTCATCATCGACCCCGAAGCCAAACCGGGCCAAATCACGGCGGCTGCAAAGGTTTTGGGGACTGTGACCGAAGTCGCGGCCTTCACCGAACGGAAAGAAGTCCGCACCATCACCAGCAGCGAAGATGCGCGCGCGGCTATCATGGCCCAACTCAAAGAGCTAAGCAAAGCCAGCGCCGAAGATGCTCACATCATTGACGCCGATGCCGATGCCCTGATGCGAGAATTGTCCGGGGCCGAGACCCACCCGCCCCCGACCCCCCAAACTGTGGACGAGGAGTCCCGTGGGTCTTTACATACTATTCCACACGAACAACCCCCTTCAGAAAACCATCCCAGCGATACCCCACCCCCCTCCACAGAGGAGACCCCCCCGTCATCGTTGGAAAGCGACCCACCGGGGGGTATATTGCTTAAAAAATAGGCAATCCCCAAAAAAACGTGATGAGGAAGATAGTTCTAGTTGAAAATTACAGATGAATGAGAAAACTACGCGGCAACCAAAACGCTTTGGTTGCGCAAAAAAAGTTATCCACAGGGACATGAAAATCCGGCGTAGTGATCCTACGAGGGATGAGTGTATGGAGGCGGGTATGAGTCCGGCGCAGAAGGAAGTGTTTATGGTGATTGATGCGTGGTGGGAGAAGTATGGGTTCTCGCCCACCTTGCGGGATATTGCGTATGTACGTGGGAAGATGGGGATAGGGTCTACGAAGAGGATTGTGGACCGGCTGGTTGAGTTGGGGGTGATCAAGAAGATGGACGGGGTGGGTAGGACGATTCGGCCGGCGTATATCAATTTCAAGCACTTGAAGGAACTTGAATGAAATTCAGGAAGAAGCCCGTAGTGGTTGAGGCGACCCAGTGGTTTAAGAACGGCGACCATCCGTTGGATGCGTGCGAGATGGTGCATCCTGATCCAAACTCTACAACCCAGTTTGAGCCTTTTCTTTCAGAGGGCAAGGTGGTGCGTTACTTCCGTCACCCTATGCTGAGTGGTACGAACACTTGCGAACATTGCAGGGATATCATGCGCAACCACGGCTGGATTGACACACTGGAAGGTGGTCACGTCGTGTGCCCCGGCGACTGGATCATTACTGGCGTGAAGGGTGAGCACTATCCGTGCAAGCCGGAAATTTTTGAAATGACGTATGAGCCAGCCTAAAGACTTGGAGTCGCTGATTGCTCAGTTGCCGGTCCATGAGCAGGAGAAGCTATTGGAGCAGGTGGCTGAGTACAAAGCTGCTGTGGAGAGGGAAAAGTGTCAGGCGTCGTTCATGGCTTTCGTCAAGAAGATGTGGCCGGGGTTTATTCACGGAAGACATCATGCTGTCGTGGCGAAGGCGTTCGAGGAGATAGCTTCTGGAAAGTTGAAGAGGCTGGCGATCTCGATGCCTCCTCGCCATACGAAGTCTGAGTTTGGCTCGTACATGCTACCTGCTTGGTTCTTGGGTAAGTTTCCTGATAAGAAGGTAATGCAAGCCTCGAACACTGGCGAACTGGCCGTGGGTTTTGGACGTAAGGTCCGTAACTTGGTGATGAGTGAGCAGTACCACGAGATATTCCCGAGTACGAATATCCGGCAGGACTCTAAGTCTGCTGGCCGCTGGGCTGTAAATGACGTGGGTGAGTACTTCGCTATCGGCGTTGGCGGTACTATGACTGGCCGGGGTGCTGATCTGGTCATCATTGACGACCCTCACACGGAGGGTGAAGCTACTTTAGCGGCGCATGACCCTTCTATATATGACAAGGCGTACGAGTGGTACACCTCTGGGCCTCGTCAGCGTCTTCAGCCGAACGGCGCGATCATCATTATTGCGACGCGCTGGAGCGAGAACGACCTCATTGGCCGGGTTTTGAAAGATGCCGCCGAGCGAGGTAAGGACGATGAGTGGAGAGTGATTGAGTTCCCGGCCATTCTTCCTTCGGGGAATCCCCTTTGGCCTGAATTTTGGTCGCTTGAACTTCTGGAGGCTCTGAAAGAAGAACTTCCGCCGGCGAAATGGAACGCCCAGTACCAGCAGCAACCTACTGGTGAAGAGGGCGCCATTGTTAAAAGAGAGTGGTGGAAAATCTGGGAGAAGGATGATCCGCCGCGGTGCGAGTTCATTATTCAGGCATGGGACACGGCGTTCACGAAAAACGAGCGGTCTGACTATTCAGCCTGTACGACGTGGGGTGTGTTCTATTTGAACGAAGACCCGAACGACACAAACATCATTTTGCTGGACGCGTTTCAAAAGCGGATGGAGTTCCCCGAGCTCAAAGAGAAGGCGCGGTCTCACTATTTAGAGTGGGAGCCGGACGACTGTATTGTGGAAGCCAAAGCTGCTGGCGCTTCACTGATTCAGGAATTGAACCAGCAGGCCGGTATCTTTATTAGAGGGTACACGCCCAGCCGAGGTACACGTCAGCAGTCGAACGACAAGATCGCTCGTATGAATACGGTGTCTGCTATTTTTCAGTCGGGGAAAGTGTGGGCACCGGATACGCGTTGGGCCAGAGAGTTGATCGATCAGATGGCCGCATTCCCTAACGCGGCGCACGATGACTTGGCTGACACGGCTGTCATGGCGATCACGAGATTTCGACAAGGCGGGTTCTTGAGACTAGAATCTGACGAGCAGGACGAACCCTTGTCCTTCCGGCGCAAAGCCGCATTCTATTGAGGATTTATATGGCAACGAGCATGATGGACAAATCCCTGTACGCAGCACCGCAAGGCTTGGATGAGTTTGGCGAAGAAGGCGTTGTTGAGATCGAGATCGAGAACCCAGAGGGTGTCAAGATTGGCATCGACGGGCTTGAGATTGACTTGATGCCAGAAGAAGATGTGAGCGGCGCTGCGTTCGATGACAACTTGGCCGAGTTCATCGATGACAGCGAGCTCGGAAAAATCGGCTCCGACATCATGGGAATGATTGAAGCCGACATCACCTCTCGCAAAGACTGGACAGAGATGTTCGTCAGGGGTCTTGAAGTCCTTGGCATGAAGTATGAAGAGCGCACGGAGCCGTGGACTGGTGCTTGTGGTGTGTTCTCTACACTGCTAACTGAAGCTGCTGTTCGCTTTCAGTCTGAGACCATCATCGAAACGTTCCCTGCTCAGGGTCCAGTGAAGACTCAGATCATCGGCGCGATTGACCAGCTCAAAGAAGAAGCGGCCAGTCGAGTCAAGGATGACATGAACTACCGCTTGACCGAGGAGATGCCTGAGTACCGGCCAGAGCATGAGCGCATGTTGTTCAACTTGGGCCTGATTGGATCGGCGTTCAAGAAGGTTTACTACGATCCCAGCTTGGGACGTCAGACAGCGGTGTTCATCCCGGCTGAAGATGTGATCATCCCTTACGGCTCGTCTGGTGCACGCACTGCTGAGCGCGTGACACACATCATGCGCAAGACCGAGAACGACGTGAAGAAGCTGCAGGTCGCAGGCTTTTATCGTGACGTTGAATTGGGCGAGCCCATGCAGACTCACACGGACGTCGAGAAGAAGAAAGCCGATGAGCAAGGCTACTCTGTGACGGATGATGACCGTTACCAGTTCTGCGAAATTCAAATCGACTACGACCTGCCGGGCTTTGAAGACAAAGACGGTATTGCCCTTCCTTACATCATCACGATCGACAAGGGCACAAATAAAATTTTGTCGATCTACCGAAACTACAAAGAGGACGATCCTCTCAAGCTCAAGCGCGATCACTTTGTTCAGTACGACTACGTGCCGGGCTTCGGTGCTTATGGCTTTGGCTACATCCACCTGATCGGTGGCTATGCTCGCGCCGGCACATCATTGATCCGCCAGTTGGTGGACGCCGGTACGTTGTCCAACTTGCCCGGTGGTTTGAAGACACGCGGTCTTCGTATCAAGGGTGACGACACGCCAATCGCTCCCGGTGAGTTCCGCGACGTCGATGTGCCAAGCGGTTCAGTGCGCGACAACATCATGGCGCTGCCATACAAAGAGCCGTCACAAGTTCTTGCTGGTTTGCTTGATCGCATCACAGAAGAGGGCCGACGACTTGGCTCGATTGCTGATATGAAGATCAGCGACATGAGTGCCAACTCTCCTGTGGGCACGACACTGGCTTTGCTTGAGCGTCAACTTAAGACAATGAGCGCTGTGCAAGCTCGCGTGCACTACTCGATGAAACAGGAGTTCAAGCTCCTCAAGTCGATCATCCGCGACTACGCTCCAACAGAGTACGAGTACGATCCTCAGTATGGCGACAAGCGTGCCAAGCAGGCCGACTACGATCTGGTTGAGGTCATTCCAGTCAGCGATCCCAACAGCTCGACAATGGCTCAGCGGATCATGCAGTACCAAGCTGTCATTCAGTTGGCTGCACAAGCACCGCAGATTTATGACTTGCCCCAGTTGCACCGTCAGATGATCGAAGTGCTGGGCATCAAGAACGCTGAGAAGCTCGTGCCAGTTGAAGATGATGAGAAGCCACGCGACCCGATCAGCGAGAACATGTCTTTGCTGCGCGGCAAGCCAGTCAAGGCTTTCATCTACCAAGATCACGACGCGCACATCGCTGCACACACGTCGTTCTTGCAAGACCCGATGATCGCTCAGCAGATGGGTCAGAACCCAATGGCTCAGCAGATGAACGCAGCAGCGCAAGCGCACATCGCAGAGCACTTGGCATTCTTGTATCGCAAGAAAATCGAAGAGAAGATGGGTGTTCCTCTTCCACCTCCAGACGAAAAATTGCCAGAGGACATCGAGGTTCAGTTGTCACGTCTGGTGGCGCAGGCGTCTACGCAGCTCATGCAGCAAAACATCCAGCAGGCACAGCAGGCGCAAGCTCAGCAGCAGGCTCAGGACCCCATCATCCAGATGCAGCAGCAAGAGTTGCAGATCAAGATGCAGGATGCTCAGACCAAAGCTCAAAAAGTTCAGGGCGACTTGGCTATCCGTCAAGCAGAGCTTCAAATCAAGGCTCAAGAAAGTGCAAGCCGTCAGGGCGAAAACCCACAAATTGCAGCAGCAAAAATGCAGCAAGAGATGGCTATGGAGCGCCAAACGCACGAGCAAGAGATGATCCAGCGCCAGCAAGAGTTTGATCAGAAGATGGCGCAAAAACAGCGAGAAGCAGCCATGAATATGCAGATCAAAATGGTGCAAGAGGCGAGCAGAGCATCAGCCAAAGAGGGTAAAAAATGAACGATCAAACCCTTGAGTTAGCGCTCAAAAAAATCGAGAACGAAAAGAAACTTGTCATTGAGAATTTGGCGGACGGCGTGGCTAAAGACTACGCTGAATACCAAAACCTGTGCGGCGTTATCCGAGGTCTGTTGACCGCACAGCGCGAAATAAACGACCTTCTGCGTAAACTGAAAGACGATGACGATGAATGACTTTAATGTTCAGGCGGTTGACCTGTCCGGCCTACTCAACAAACCAGTTGAGGACAAGGCCAAGCAGATTCCAACCCCCAAAACCTATCACCTTCTGTGCATGCTTCCGGAAGCCAAAGAGGAATACGAGGGCGGCTTGCTAAAAGCCAACCAGACTATGCAGTATGAAGAGCTGCTGTCGCCAGTATTGTTCGTGGCAAAGATGGGTCCTGATGCGTTCAAGGATGAAAAGCGCTTTCCAAGCGGACCAAGCTGCGAAGTCGGTGACTTTGTGATTGTGCGACCCAACAGCGGCACGCGCATGAAGATTCACGGCACTGAGTGGCGAATCATCAACGACGATTCCGTCGAAGCCGTGGTCGAAGACCCACGCGGCATCCAACGCGTATAAGGAGAAATCATGGCAGAAATGGAAAAAGTTGAATTTGAGTTTCCCGATGAAAAAGGTGAAGCTGAGGACAAAGTAAACGCGGAAGCAGAGGGTAAAGACAACATCGAAATCGTCGATGACACCCCTCCAGAGGACCGCAATCGCACTCCGATGGCGGAGCCGCCTAGAGAGTTTGCCGATGATGAGTTGGCAAAGTACGATTCCAGCGTTCAGCAGCGCATCAAGCACTTTACGAAGGGCTATCACGAGGAGCGCCGAGCCAAAGAGGCTGCACTGCGTGAGCGCGAAGAGGCTTTGCGACTGGCTCAATCGATTGTTGAGGAAAACAAGAAGCTCAAGGGCTCTTTGGGACAGAACCAAGCTGCTGTTCTCGAAAGCTACAAGCGACTTGCCGCAAACGAGCTCGAAAAAGCCAAGGAAAAGTACAAAGAGGCCTACGAATCTGGCGATTCTGACGCCATGATTGAGGCTCAATCTAACCTGACCACAGCCGCTTTGCGTGCTGAGCGCGTAAATAGCATCAAATCTCCCGCTTTACAGCCCGAAAAAATTGATGTACAAACGCAACAGGAAGAAAGAAACGAATTTGTCGCACCTTCTGCGCCCGACTACAAGGCACAGGAGTGGCAGCAAAAGAATCAGTGGTTTGGAAAAGATGAAGAGATGACCAGCTTCGCCCTAGGGCTGCACACAAAGCTGATTAACTCTGGCATCGACCCCAAATCAGATGAGTACTACGAGCGACTTAACGGTCGTCTTCGTCAAGTCTTCCCAGAATCGTTTGAATCTGAGAAGACCGTGGATGCTCCCCCTCCACGCCCTACAAAATCAAACGTTGCACCTGCAACCCGTAGCACAGCGCCCAAAAAGATCGTGCTGACGCAGACACAGGTGAATCTCGCTAAGCGGCTTGGCGTTCCTTTGGAACTCTATGCTCGTAAGGTTGCTGAAGAAATGAGGAAATGAAAATGAGTGAAGCAAAATCTCGCCTTGACCGCGACTTGGATACCCGCGAATTAACCAAGCGTCCAACAAAATGGATGCCACCACAGCTTCTGCCTGATCCGAAGCCTGAACCCGGTTATGCGTTTCGCTGGATTCGTATTGCAGTGCAAGGAAAAGACGACGCCACGAATTACGCCTCAAAAATGACCGAAGGCTGGGAACCCGTTAAGGCATCTGATCACCCTGAGGTGCGTTTGTTTGGTAGCGCTCAAAACCGCTTTCCAGACAGCATCGAAGTTGGTGGCCTGCTGCTTTGCAAAACACCTGTGGAGTTCGTTGATCAACGTAATGCGTACTACAACCAACAGGCTGAGTCGCAGATGGAGTCAGTGGACAACACTTTCATGCGTGAAAATGATCCGCGTATGCCGCTTTACAAAGAGCGGAGCACGAAGGTCACTTTCGGCAAAGGCATTTAACTTTTTTGGAGTCTAAACATGACTTATCCTGCTGTTACGGCACCCTATGGCCTTCAGCCTGTCAATCGTATTGACGGCATGCCATACGCTGGTGCAATCCGTCAGATTCCCGTAGCTACTGGCTTCGGTACTGCCATTTTTGATGGCGACACCGTGCTGATCAATAGCGACGGCGTTCTGGTTAAATCTTCTACAACCGACTCCGGCGGCATCGTTGGCGTGTGCGTTGGCGGGCAGTACGTGAATTCGAGCGGCCAAACCGTTCAAGGTCAGTTCATCCCCGCTCTGGCGTCCACATCTACCAACCCTGCTCTGGCTTACGTTGTTGATGACCCAATGGCTTTGTTCAAAGTCGCTGTTGTGACCTCTGGCACAACTATGGGCACCGCTGGTCGTACTGTTGTTGGCTCGAACCTTCCTTTGGTTCTGAACGCCGGCAGCACTACCACTGGTAACTCTGCTTTCGCTGTCACTTTGACTGGCGCTGGCACGACTGCCACCATCCCCGTGCGTGTAATCGACGTGGTTCCTGAAACCGCAACTGGTGCTGACGCATTCCGTGAACTGTTGGTGAAAATCAACACTCACCAGTACAACAACACCACCGGTGTTTAAGGAGTAAATCATGGCTATTTCACGCGCACAACTGCTCAAGGAATTGCTCCCCGGCTTGAACGCTTTGTTCGGTTTGGAGTACGCTAAGTACGGCGAGCAGCACAAGGAAATCTACGAGACCGAGACTTCAGAGCGTAGCTTTGAAGAGGAAGTTAAGTTGTCCGGCTTCTCCGCAGCCCCCGTCAAGAACGAAGGCGCAGCCATCGCTTATGACAACGCT